CCTTCGCTCTGACCTAGGATTACTCCACGGCTAAGGGTGATTGGTTGAAAACTTACACGACCAGGAAGCTGGTGCAGAGATGTATTCATGCCACCTTCGCGGTAGCTGATTCCATCAACAGTCATGCTAAGTCCTGATACGGAAGTAAACCCGCCTTTAAACTTCAAGAAGCTGTTCACACCCGCCGCAGATGAGCCAGGGACACCTGGGTCGCCGTTTACACGGAAGTCAACTAGGAACCTAAAATTTCTTAAAGGGTCAGTTTGTATCTTTGAAAAGCGTGAAATTGCGCTAGTTGCCATTTATGTTTCCTCCTAAAGGACTGTGACAACAGAACCACTGTCGTACTGGCTAATACGGATTACCACAAATTCAGCAGGTCGCTGAAGTGCTACACCGATTTCTAGGTGAACCTCACCAGCAGCAATGCTGGATACGGTGTTGATGGAGCTATCTGCCTTAACGTAGAACGCATCCAAAGCCGTTGCTCCCTTTAGACCTCCGGTTTGCCAGAAGTTAATTAGGATTGCTTCACAAGTAGTCTGTAGACGGTTCCATAGGCGCTCGTCGTTTGACTCAAATAGCGCAAAGGCAGTTGAGTCTGTAAGAACTTTACGTAAGTAAATAAGGCTTCTACGAACTGAAATGTAGCGGTTTTGATAGGTGCTACTAAGAGTACGGGCACCCATAACCACAATTCCAGAACCTGGGATGTAACGAATAGCATTTACAGGAGTAGCAGTAGCAAACGTATTAGGGTTAGAAGTACCGTTGTTTAGGTAGTCTAATTCGTTATTAGTTAACGTAGCGACTGCTACAACTCCCGACAAACGAGCCTCTAGACCAGCAGGGGACTTGAAGACGCCTCGTGAGCTATCAGTTGTAGCGTATTTAGCAGCGATTGCTCCACCCGGATACGCAGTAGCGGTTGAGCCTTGAGCAGTTGATGTAAGGCTTGGGATTGTTAGGTTGGGATAGTAAACTGCACCATACCCAAGCGCCGCAGCACCAGCAGAACCACCTGTGTATGTGTTAGCCAAGGTAAGTTGGCTTGTTACATCTAAGGTAGCCTGTGTAGGGTCAATAATCACAAACACATCTCCGCGGTTATACGCATATGTAAGCAAAGCATTTACGTTATCTTTTTCGGTGACTCCAGGGGCATTTAGTAAAATAGGCTGGTTAATTGCATCAAGTCTTGCAGTAGAACTAGCAGATGCAACAGTAGTGTTTCCAACTGTTGTACCATCGCTAGCGCCAGTAAGAGCAGCGTTTGCAAAGACAAGTGAAGTTGCTGACGGCACACTCATGTTTGCGCTTAGCGTCACAGTAGGGCTGCTAAAACCTGCAACCGTGGTTCCGCTTGTAATTCCGTTACCACTTACAGTCATGCCTACGCTAATAGTAGGAATAGTTCCGGTAAGTGTAATAGTGTTACCTGAAGTTGACGCGTTTCCACCCACTGCTGTAAAAGCAGTAAGCGCTGTAGTTAGAGGGGTGTTTGTGGTAGCAAAAGTAATTGCGGTGTGGTTAGCTGCGTTAGGGTCAGTAGCAACTACATAGTTAGAAGAAGCGTTAATAACAGTAGGTGCATATGACGGGTCTGTAGCAAGCATAGAGAGATCGCTAAATCGTTCTACAATAAAACCTGGGCTAGTTCCGCCAGAGTAAATAGCCAAATTAAAGTATTTACCCGGATATGAAGTGTTTGATGTAGAGCTTGAAATGTCATAGTAAAGACCGTTGCTCCATGCTCCAGGGCTCTTAGCAGTAAGAGTAAGCTCGTCTTGAGCACTCTGTGCAGTGACTGTACCAGCGGTCGTAATAGCTACAGCGGTACTTGGGGCAGCAGCATTTGTAACAATAAAAGTAGTTGTGCTAGGAACAGAGGTTACAACAAACGTTCCTTGGTATATGGCAGTATTAGTGGTGTAGGAAGAAGCCAAAACACCTGCAATTACGACAGTTTGACCAACTTTTAGGCTATGAGCTGCGCTTGTGTACGTAGTACTAGTTCCGCTTTGGGATACGTTGGCACCTGCAGAAATAGCAACTGTAGTGTTTCCCTTAATCTTTACAGAAGAAGCAATAGCGCTCGTGATAGTAAGCGCAGTTCCCGCTGCTACTGTGGCAGCTTTGCTTAAGGTTAAAGTTAGGGTAGTTACCGCAGTAATAATAGTTCCTGCTGGAATACCATTACCCGTAATAGTAGCGCCAACAGCGTTAGCTGAGGTAATAGTTGCGTCAGTTTTTGCTTCAGAGTTTGTCAAGCCGGTTGCTGAAGCAATTGTTAATGAAGTGTTTGTAGTAGTAGCAGCACCTGAAACCGCGGCTACAGTAACTACTACACGCTGAATGAAACATTGGCTTCCACCGTTAGCGAAGAATAGATAGACCGCAGTAGCCGCATCGGTGTCTGTAGAGTTTGCAGCAACATCGCCATAAAGCGAAGTAAACTGGCTCCATGAAGACACTAGGGTAGCGTCAAGTGGGCCCTTTGAAAAATAGCCCATAAAGGTTGCTACTGTAGAAGTAGGTGTAGAGGACAACGCTACAGAAGAAGCTACTTCTTCTAGGTATACTCCGGGGCGGTTATATGTCGCCATTAGATTTTCTCCTTGGTTTTAGTTGAGGGTAAACAAATATTAAACGGGTTGTTGTCCAGGTGGGATGTCGGCTGTTGTTGATTTATTTATCTTTACAGTGGATACTGTGTTTGTAGCGGTTACGTATGTAGCAGCGGTTCCTTCGCTACTCACGGTCACTGTGAATACATTGCGGTATAACCGGCGGTTATCTTCAATGGTATCACGTTTTGTGAACTCTTCTAATATCAAATGCCTATAAGATGTCTCAGTCCCTAGGTCATTAGGGACAGCCAAATAGCCGCGTTTTGATATAAAAACTTTATTTAGCAAGTGGGCAATAATAGCCCTATCGTGCCTAGGGTGACGAGAATAAGTAGTAATCTGGTACATCAAATCCCAAGCAATAGGGATTTCATAGGTGTAAGATAGATTACCGCTAGGGGCGATTGTGCCTTGGAGGTCATTATCCTGGAATAAGCCTGAGTGTTGGCGGTAGCCGGCTGGGTCAAAGTCCAGCAGTTCAATAGTGATGTAAGGGTAACTTTGAGCCCTAGACTCTACGTCAGGGTTAGCGTACCAAACGCCCACAGAACGGGTAGCGTTCTTATCATCAGCCACTACAATTCCACTAAGCAAGGTTTTAAGGGCAAGGTCTTCACTTAAGATAAAACTCATGGAAGTATCCCTTCTTCAAACAAATAGTTTAATGAGGAACCAGCCAAGTCTTTGCCAATAAAATTCATGTTTTTATTCACAAAACGCCTAAATATTGGGCGAGGACTATCTGCGCCGTTACCGTACTCTAGGTCATCAATCTGCTGGGTGTACGCTTCTGGGTAATACACAACTATCTTTAGGTCTTTAACGGCTACCTTAAGTTGTCTAATAATGTTATTTGGCCAGCCAGCGGTTTTGGCATCTACCTTTAATAACTCAGTAAGGTCTTTATTTATTTCGCTAAGGGCCTCTTTAGAATAGGCCATGAACTCTACGCTCATTTTTTACGCCGAACTGCTTTGCTTAAAATTGCTATAAATGACGGTACGGTATGGAACGGATATGCGTCCGAAAACCCTAAGAAGAACTTCTTGTCCGTAGGCTTAGATAGCTTAGACTTATCGTCCTTGTCAATACCTGACATGTTAGTCTCCAATGGAGTCGCAATATACAACGCAAATTTAAATCAGCCCACGCATAGGGCCACTTCTAGGATAAAAGAAAAGCCCCGCTTTCGCAGGGCTAACTTTATTTGTTTAATTACTTCTTTTTCTTTTCTTCTTTTACAACTTGCTTTACTACGCCATCGCCAACAGCCATGCTCTTTTTAAGCAATTTAGGGCTCTTAATACCCTCACTATTCGCAGTTGCAGATGCTTTTTGAATCTTTTTGGTCTTTCCAAGAACTGCTTTAGCCTTTTTACTAGCATCAGGGTTAAATGTTGCTTTACGGGCAGTCTGGCCCATTTTGGTTAGCTGTCTTTTATTAGCCATTATTACTTCTTCTTTCCTTTACAGGTAGGGCACTTTCCACACTTACCATTAGTACACTTCTTAACCTTAGCGGCTAGAACTTTGTCCATCTTCATGTCAGCAGACTTAGATGGCATCTTTGCGTCCATCTTCTTGTCACCCTTTTTAAAGGCGGTTTTCTGCTTAGAATTCATGCCTTGCATGGTTTTCTTGTCTTGCTCTTTATCATCCTTTGAGCCTGACCAAGGGTTCTTACCCTTGTTTGCTGCGTTCTTTTTAGCGTGCATCGCCATTTGGGTTGTCCTTTCGACAATTACAATTATCGCATTTACAGTCTAACATGTATTCCTTATTTATATTTCTTTTTAGCCAGTATAAGATTGTGGCGTAAATGTATTTCTTTGAGTAAGCACAGATATTGGCACGCTAGTTCCTAAAGCACAAGTAGCGTAGACAGCGTCGTTAGAGGTTATTCCAAGAGTGATTGACTGCTTTTGAAGACCGGCAGCAACACCAATTAATTGAAAACCGTAGGAATTAGGAGCTACAGTAGAATCGCCCAATAATACAGATATCTGGCTAGCACTTTGATTTTGAACGGTAATGTTTGCAGCAAGCCATTTTCCATCTACAGTAGGGCTAACCAATACTCTAGTAAAAAATGTCAAGGTATCGGCAGCAAAGTTAGTTGTAGTACCCGAGCTTAACTGAATAGAAGTTGCGCTAGTCACCTTAGTAACAGTAGTTCCGGCAGGAAGAACGCCAGAACCGGTAGACACGTATACGACCATACCGACGACAATGTTTGAGTTAGAGGAGATAGTTAAATCAGCACCCGCTGTGTAGGCTCCCGCAGACACTGTAGCAGTAGTGTTTGTAAGAGACAATGAAGTTTGAGTTAAAGCCATTTACTTTTTTCCTCTTCCTAGACTTTTGCCACCGACACGTTTGCCGTTAACAGTTGCAGTACCTTTTCCAGTATTTTTTACAGTAGTGCCCGGAGCAGCAGGCAGACGTTTGTTCAACGTCGCAGCTCTTCCGGCCTTAGATAGGCTTACCCTTTTGGCATAAGCCTTGCTATCAACTTTGTTTGCAGTATTAAGTTTATCTTTATTTGCTTGAGTAGGATTTTTTTCATATTCCCTACCTGCCGATTCGTATTTATACAACGTACGGTCGGTAGTGTTTTTAGCTTTTTCGTATTTACGCGCTGCTTTAGGGTTTTCAGCCATTTACTTTTTTCCTTTTTTAGATTCAAGACGTTTAGACATAGCCGCTGCTTTTTTCTT